AGCAGCCTTTACATTATCACACCATCTTGTAGTGCACTGATGTGCAAAACTTGAAGGTTTAAAGAATTTTTCTGATTATATATTACTTGGTGATGACATTGTTATCAAAAATGACAAGGTCGCACTAAGATATATAAAAGTAATGAATTCTTTAGGTGTTGACATCTCGGAGCATAAAACACATGTATCATATGATACATATGAATTTGCAAAGAGATGGATAAGTAAAGATATAGAAATAACAGGATTACCTTTAAATGGAATTGTTAATAACATTAAAAATCCATTTATAGTTCTTGTTAATCTTTTTGACTTTTACAAAGTTAAAAATAATTACTTTTCATCAAATCTTAATTTGGTGTTAGTGATTAGGTATCTTTACAAAGGTTTAAATAAAGAATTAAAAATTAGATTTTTAAATTCTAAATTTATGGCTAAGTTAGATTTATTCCGAAAATCATTAGATTTCGCCTTCGGTTATTCAACTTATGATTCTCTAAGAGAAACATTAGTTAATAACTTGAAAGAAGAAAGAATAATGATACCTGGTGAACAATTAATTCATAGTTTCTATGATGATGTTGTGGCCCAAGGTCTCGGAGTGTCTGTACAAAATAGTATGGTTTCCTTATCTTCACTTGCAAAACAAGTTATTAAACATAAAGATGTTTATTCACTTGATGATGTAAATGATATGAGGAATTATCCTATTTTTACTGGACTTTATAATTATATTAATAGATATAAAGAAATAGTCAAAAATTGAGATGTTAACTCATCCAATTTTAGACAAAAATCTAAAGATCTATTAATGTTAAATATAGATAATGTGTTTAATAAAGAGAGAAATAAAACTCTCGAATTATTAAATACAGGAAAAATATTTAACTTGGCTTTCAAAGAAATGAATTCTTTTGATGAAATAATTTATGGTTCTTCAATTGGAGAATCTAATTATTCATACAATAAGGATTTATTTTCATTGTTGTCAAATAATTATTCAGTTAGTTTTAACAAATTAGAAGATATCTACAATGGTGAATATAAAGAACCTGTAAAGGTTAGTTATGAATCAGCATATGCAGATTTCTTTAGTTAAAGACTATACATGATTCTTACTGC